AGTAGGAGCATTTTTTGGCTGCAGCTTGCTTTTAATTAATGCTACAGATACAGGTGATTTTGGACAGGTTGTAAATTTCTTTAGGTTTGGTCTTGTTGCAACCAACATTACTACTCTACCTTTCATGAATTTCAGTAGTGGTAATAACTTTAACAGCTCCTTTCTTGGTGCAAATAAACTTGCTAACTTTCCTGCAAATATGTTTGATAATTCTCCCGCAACAAATTATACAAATGCATTTACCAGTACAGATTTAACTACTCAATCTATAGACAACATTTTAGTATCTATAGATGCAGCAGGAGGAGTAAATGGGTCATTCAAACAGAGTGGAGGACAAGCACCAAGTGCAACAGGAATAGCCGCTAAAGATAGTCTTGTAGCTAAAGGATGGACAATAGTATATACAACTTAAGATAATGACAGAATTATGCAATCCAAAGGCTGAAACATGGTTTATCTGTTGGGATAATAAGAGAAGGTCAATAACTTCATACTCATCAGTAGGTAATGGGGAATGCCTTGATACTTTTTGGAGTGAAGTTGATTACTACTCAGATGAGAAAACATGGTTGTCAGTATTAGCAAAAAATGGAATAATTCCTGACTAACACTATAAAAATGAATAAAGAATTGAAGGATACAGTAGAAGTGTTAGCAGCGAATGGAGGGGCTTTAGGGATTACGTTTACCCAATGCAATGAGTTATTACAAATGGTTTCATTGGTATTGGCCATAGCATTTACGATATATAAGTTTGGTAAATTAAAGAAACAAGTAAAAGAATAGTCATGGGAAAAGAAGATAGAATAAAAAAGAGAATTAAAAAGAAAGAGACTAAGCTAAAAAGTTTAACTCCTAAAGCAGGTGGTGGTAAATCTTCAACTTCATCAATGTTTACTGTTACAAACGTATCTAAGGGTAATAAAGGTAGAACTAAAGTAGATGCTTGCGGTAGTGCTGCTCAAAAAAGAGGTAGTAAAAATTGTTCTAAGGTTGCAAAAGGAAAAAAATTCTCAACCAAAGGAAGTACAAACACAGTAGGTAATTTACGTAAGAGAAAGAGAATACAAAATAAAATTGATAAACTTAAGTCTAAAGTAAAAGGAAGCCCAACAAAGAAATATGCTAACCCAAGATTTTTGTAAAAATGAAGTACTTCACCTTAGACGAGTTTGATTCACCTGACGTACCTGGTTCGGGAGATAGAATGGATAAAAAATTTTTAGAGTTATTAGACTACGCTCGTGAGGAGGCTATGACTCCATTTAAGGTGAACTCAGGCTACAGAACACCTGAGCGAAATGATAAGGTTGGCGGGGTTAAAGGCTCATCTCACGTAAAAGGATTAGCGGCTGATATCTCATGCACATCCTCAGACAAGAGGTTAATAATAGTTAAGGCTTTAATTAATGTCGGCTTTACAAGGTTAGGTATTTCAAGTTCCTTTATCCATGTAGACAACGACCCTGATAAGAACGATGCAATCTGGTTATACTAATGGCAAAGAAAGTAAGTTGGATATATGGAGGTAAAAAGTATAGTGGAACTTTTATAAGAGAGACTAAGACTCACACTTATGCAAGGACTACTAACGGAAAAGTTAAAACCATAAAAAAGAAGTAATGGCAAAAGCATTTAAGATACACAATATGTATAGTAAGACAGGTCTTAAGAAAGTAGCTAAAACTATGAAAGATCATGTAGCTTTAAAGAAAAAAGGATATACTCATACTAAGAAAAAGTAATGGCAACACCACGAAGGGGAAAGGCTAAAGTAAAGGTTACCTCATCAGGTAAGAAGGTTAGCTATGGTCAAGCAGGTAAGGCCAAGGGTGGTGGGCCAAGAGTAAAGCCTGGCACATCTAAGGGTGACTCCTACTGTGCCAGGAGCTATGGAATAAAGATGGGTTTACCTATAGGCAAGAGAAACGATCCTAACACACCTAACAACTTATCTCGTAAGAGATGGAAGTGCGCAGGTAAAAAATCCAGGAGGTAATGAGCATTTGGACTAAAATATTTGGTGGTGTCGCAGGTGGAGTTGCTGGTAAGGTAGCTGATATTGCTGACAGGTTTATACGGACTAAAGAAGAGAAGGATGCCTTTGAAATGGAGATGGAGAAAATCTTTATTGAAGCAGAGGCAGAGGTACAAAGAAATGTTACTGAAAGATGGCGTAGTGATATGACCAGTGATTCTTGGCTCAGTAAGAACGTGAGACCCCTTGTCCTTATATTTTTAGTAGCTTGTACCATGGTCCTTATATTTATAGACGCAGGAGCCATTGAATTTAAGGTGGATGACAAGTGGGTTGGACTACTTGAAGTTATTTTGATTACTGTAATTGGCGCGTACTTTGGTGGCAGGTCCTTTGAGAAAATAAAAAAATCAAGTTCAGACAAGTAAAAACATCTTCCGTAATTTTTATTATCTTTGTCTGAATTAAATTTAATAAAATGGAAAAAATAAAGGACCAAGAATTAGATAATTTACAGGCTCTTACAGCTGAGTTTAATAAATTAAAAACACAATTAGGTGACTTGACTTTGCAAAAGCATGGTATTTGCTTAAGGGTAGAGGAGCTAAAAAAAGAATTTCATGCTCTTGAGTCTCAATTAATGGACACTTACGGAAGTGATTCAGTAATAAATATGGAGACAGGAGAGGTGTCAAAAAAAGAACCAGATGGCTCAGATAAGTAATACTACAGTTTATCCAAATATAGTTCCTACCTCTAACGACTTTGTGGTACTCACTGATGTCAAGGACAACAATGCAACAAAGACTTCTACTGTAGGTAGCTTTCAGGAATTTTTTGGAACTAAAACAGTAAGTGTTACCCTAACCTCTTCTCAAGTTTTAAACCTTTTTACTCAGCCAGCTGTATTAATAACAGGTGTAGCTGGCTTTCATATACTACCTGTATCTGTATTGGTTAAGTACTCTTACGGAACCTCTCCGTACAGCTTTGGTGGTAATGTAAATATTTTATTAGGTGCTGGTGACCCAGTATTTAATAGCTCTTCTGTGGTAGATAACTTTAACCTTATACAATCATATTCAACAGCAAGCATACCGTTGCCAACAACTTCAGTAAACGGTTCTAAGTACACTACTGTCGCTGGTGGGGACAATATACTTGCTAAGGCATTGGTATCTAATCCTACAGGTGGGGATGGAACTATAACAGTTGACATAATGTACAGACTTATACAAGCTTAAGACATGGCAAGAATTGATAATACTACAGTATACCCTACGGTCACCCCAGCAATGGATGACTTGCTTATTGCTACAGACGTTAGTGATAACAACAAAACCGTCACTTTTTTAGTAAGTGACTTAACAGGGGCTGCTGTTGTTCTTCAGGGGCTGCAGTCTGTTTTGGATACAGGGAATACAGCCACACAAAACTTAAGCTTAACGGGTGACATAAACGTAGTAGGTACAGTTTACCCAACCACTATTACAGCAGTAGGGTCTACAGGTTCTGCTGGTCAGATACTAAGTTCTACTGGTACAGGGTTACAATGGATTAACAGTCCCTCTACATCTTGCTGTAGTTTACAGGACGTTCTTACTATAGGTAACCAAGCTACCACTAACATTGAGATGGTGAGTTCTTCTATCATAGTAAGTGGAGCCTCTGGATCCATTACTATAAACTCACCCGCTTCACTCACCAATAATGGTATAAGTAATTTTAATGCAAGGGTAAGGATTGACAATACTTCGGTAGATTTTTCAGATTCAGGATTTATAATTGATGGAGATAACAACGTAGGTACCGCAGGTCAGTGGCTAACCTCCACTGTTACAGGAGTTGCTTGGTCGAGTGTTATTCCTCCAGGGGCGGCTCCAACATTACAGCAGGTATTAGACACAGGCAACACTGCTTTAGATGTTGGCATGACCTTCACAGGTACAAGTGTAATAAGTTTGTCTGCAAATAACAGTATAACCTCTTTAGGCAGTAATACTTGAGTGGTAACAATACGTTCTCAGCTACAGGCATAACATCTACTACAGCAGGTATAGCCTTGACGGGTTCTTTGTGGGACGGTGTATCTACTGGAACAGTAAACCAAGTCCTTACCTCAACAGGTGCAGGAGGAGTTTCTTGGCAGACTTCAGCAATACCAACTCCAAACACCTTACAACAGGTATTAGACACAGGTAACACTGCAACAGGATTAAAAGCAAATATAACAATAAGCGGAACAATAGAGCCTGGAACTATAACAGATGGCTCTGGTTCTACAGGTTCAGCAGCACAGGTGTTAACCTCTACAGGTTCAGTATTAGCTTGGTCTGCCGCAGGAACAGGTGCTATTAACCAGGTAACTGCTGGTAGCGCAGTGACATCTATAGGACCAGCTATTTCTGTTTCTCCAATCACAGGTAACGTGGTTGTAACCCCTCAGATATTTGCAGGATTGAGTAACATAGGTGTTGTTCCATCATCAGCAGCAGCGAGTCAATCAACAGCATACTTAAGGGCAGACGGAACTTGGCAAGTACCCCCCAGTACGTTTTCGCTCAAGATGACAGGCACTACTACAGCTGGTCAAAATCCAGTTGCATTAGACACAGCCTTACAGATAAAATTTGGTAGTGCTCAGGTAACTACATCTGTCTCTATAGATGCCGCAGGGTTAATAACATTTAATGAGGCAGGGGATTATCGTTTAAATGTTAATTGTTGTTTTTACAGAAATGCCATTAGTGGTTATTCTAACACTCAGTTTGGTATTTTTTACAATAGTGCAGGAGGCGCACCTACGGTAGCTGCATCTCCTATAAAATCTTTTACTTGTGATGAAAAACAAAGACCTTGTATGTATTATGAGGACTTAGTTATCGAAGTTGTTGCAAACTCTACCCTTGTTGTTAAGGTGTTAAATGATACCTCTCTTACATCAGATAACTCGACAGCTTTAGCTCAATACGCAGGGGCTTTAGGAACAACTCCTTCGGCAGCTGTTTTAATTTACAAGGCAGAGTAATAAATTAAATTAAATGAAATGGACATTAGAAAAATATCAATTGGTGCAGACTACAAGTCTGGAGCCATGCATTACATTGTTGGGCAAGAAGTTTTAGGCAGCTCACATACAATACACCTTATTCAGTCTTCAGATGATTCATATAAGATATGGATTCAAAAGGGAGACGTGGTGTACATGTGGAAGGAGTTTTTAAAAACCCTCCCAATTTCTTTAGAGTTTAATATAAACTTTTAATGAGGTCTCCATATAACTTTATTGTCAAGCCTTTAAACGATAGGAGGTATGACAACGTAAAAAAAATAGGCGGTACTGATTTTATTACAAGTGCTTCAGAGGAGGATCATGTTTCCTCTAACCGACAAGCTAAAGTAGTAGCCACGCCTATAGATTACGCAGGTCCAGTTGAGGTAGGGGATACCTTATTAGTTCATCACAATGTCTTCAAGTTCTACAACGACATGAAGGGTAGGCAGAAGAGTGGGAGAAGTTTTTTAAAGGATAATCTGTTCTTAGTAGACAACGAGCAGTTCTTTCTGTATAAGAGTGATGGAGAGTGGATGGCTCACAGCAAGTATTGCTTTATAAAACCTATTAAATCAAAGGATTCTTACATATTAAAGGATGGAGAGGAGCCTTTGACTGGGGTTGTAAAGTATATCAACCAAGAACTTTTAGACTTAGGTGTAAGGGCGGGTGATGAGATTTCATTCACTCCAGACAGCGAGTACGCCTTTACGGTAGATGACGAGAAGCTATATAGAATGTTTACCAACAACATCACTATGGTAATGTAGTGCTGTATAAATTATAAATTAAATCATGGGAGTACAAAAAAACATTGGGTTACTAAAATCTAAGAACGATCAGTTAACAGAGAATCTAAAAAAAATAATTCTTGAAGAACAAAAAACAAGAGAGTTAGCCATTGGATGTTTAGAGTTATTAAAGCTTATGCCAGGGTATGAGGAGGCGTTAAAACAGTTAACAGAAAAAACTGAAGATGAACATAAAGGAGCTTAAGTTAAGTATCATAGATGCTGGGGAAAAGGCTGTAAAGCAACTTGTAAAGGTAGCCAAGGAGGAGATAATAAAGGTTGACACTGAAGACCCATTAGCTGCAGACAAGTTAAGGAATGCAGCCGCTACTAAAAAGTTAGCTATCTTCGATGCCTTTGAAATACTTAAGCGTATAGAGGACGAGAAGTCTATGCTTGATGGAACGATAACTGAAAAGAAAAACAACACACCAAAAGGATTTGCAGAGTCAAGATCAAAATAGATTATATACGGACATAACAAAGCACATTCCTAAGTCTGTTATATCAAACAAGAACAGAGGTAGGACTTGGTTGTATGGTTATAATGAAAAGTATGACGTAGTTGTTATATCTCATACGGGTCAGATAGAATCTATTATAAATATAAATGGGTTAAAAATAGCCCTACCTAAGCCACCGAAAGAAGTATTCAAAAGGTCTAAGTCTAAAGAAGAACAGCACTGGGAGTCTACCCCTTTAGCAAAAGAGTTGTCTAAGATCAAGTCTATATTCCAGTGGCACGATACGCCTGATATATTTAAGTCCAAGTGGGTTGACTATATCGAGGAAGAGTTCAACAGACGTGAGCATGGGTATTGGTTTATGAACAACGGTAAGCCTACTTACATGACGGGAACCCATTACATGTACTTGCAGTGGACAAAAATTGATGTAGGTAACCCTGACTTTAGAGAAGCTAACAGAGTTTTCTATATCTTCTGGGAGGCGTGCAAGGCTGACAAGAGAAGTTTCGGTATGTGTTATCTAAAGATAAGGCGTTCAGGTTTTTCTTTTATGAGTTCATGTGAGGGGGTTAACCAGGCTACCATAACAAAGGATTCAAGAATAGGCATACTTTCTAAAAGTGGTTCCGATGCAAAGAAAATGTTTACCGACAAGGTAGTACCTATTTCAAATAACTACCCGTTTTTTTTCAAGCCTATACAGGACGGTATGGGTAAGCCTAAAACAGAATTAGCTTACAGGGTCCCAGCGTCTAAGATTACAAAAAAGAATATGCACACCTTGTCTGATGATGAACTTGAAGGGTTGGACACCACTATAGATTGGAAGAACACAGGTGACAATAGTTACGATGGGGAGAAGTTACAGTTACTTCTACATGATGAGAGTGGAAAGTGGGAGAGGCCAGATAATATTTTAAATAACTGGAGGGTAACTAAAACTTGTTTGCGTTTAGGGAGTAAGGTTATTGGTAAGTGTATGATGGGGTCAACCTCAAACGCTTTAGACAAGGGGGGTAGAAACTTCAAGGCACTTTATGATGACTCATTTCCCTCTAAAAGGAATGCAAATGGTCAAACAAAAAGTGGGTTGTATTGTTTGTTTATTCCTATGGAGTGGAACTTTGAGGGTTATATTGACTTATACGGTATGCCTGTATTTACTACCCCGATAAAACCTGTCATGGGGATAGATGGGGAGCCTATAACAATTGGAGCTATTGACTATTGGACAAACGAGGTTAACTCACTAACTCAGGATCCAGATGCATTAAATGAATTTTACAGACAGTTTCCAAGAACGGAGTCTCACGCATTTAGAGATGAGAGTAAGCAGTCTATATTTAATTTAACAAAGATATACCAGCAGGTAGACTATAATGATTCTTTAATAATAGACCACCATGTAACGAGGGGTTCGTTTCATTGGAAGGATGGCATAAAGGACTCTAAGGTTATATGGTCACCTAATAAGAACGGAAGGTTTTTAGTGAGCTGGACACCACCCCCGCATCTTCAGAATAAGGTTATTATGGAGAGAGGTATCAAGAAGCCAGGCAATGAGGATGTCGGTTCATTCGGCTGTGACTCCTATGACATATCAGGGGTTGTCGTGGGTAAAGGTTCTAACGGTGCGCTACATGGACTCACTAAGTTTAATATGCAAGAGGCTCCAAGTAATGAGTTCTTCTTAGAGTATATAGCAAGGCCACAAACCGCAGAGATATTTTTCGAGGAGGTTTTAATGGCATGCGTGTTCTATGGGATGCCTATACTATGCGAAAACAATAAGCCTCGTTTACTATATCATTTTAAGAACAGGGGCTACAGGGGATATTCTTTAAATAGACCTGATAAGGTATACACGAAGCTATCTAAGACGGAAAAAGAGTTGGGAGGTATTCCTAACTCAAGTGAAGACGTAAAGCAGTCACACGCCTCTGCTATTGAATCATACATCGAGAAGCATGTAGGTATTGATTTTAATGGAGACTATAGAGATGTAGGGGATATGGGTACTATGTACTTTGGAAAGACGCTTGAAGACTGGGCAAAGTTTGACATAAGTAACAGGACAAAGTTTGATGCTGCCATAAGTTCAGGGTTAGCTATCATGGCCAATCAGAAACACTTGTACACACCATCTAAACAACAATCAAAAATATTAGTTAAATTTGCTACATATAATAACTCCAGCGGTAAAAGTCAAATAAATACATGAAAGACGTTAATATAAACATAAACTCTGCAGCGTTTCCTGACCAATTTGCTTCTGATAAAGATAAGGCTACAGACGAGTTTGGTCTACAAGTAGGTCAAGCTATACAGTACGAGTGGTTCAGAAAAGATGGTGGAGGTTGTAGGTTTTACAGTCAGTGGGCAGAGTTTCATAGACTAAGACTTTACGCAAGGGGAGAGCAGTCAGTAGCAAAGTACAAAAACGAGTTAGCGGTAGACGGAGATTTATCGTATCTAAACTTAGACTGGACACCAGTCCCTATCATACCAAAGTTTGTAGACATTGTTGTTAATGGAATGTCTGACAGATTGTTTAAGGTTAACTGTGTTGCTATGGATGCTATGTCGGCTGAAAAGAGGAATCAGTTTCAAAGGATGGTAGAGGTTAATGTAGTTGCTCAGGACTTGTTTAGACAAGTAGAAAAAGATTTTGGTGTAGAAATGTTTCAGGTAGACCCTAAGACTTTACCTCAGAGTGATACAGAGATGGAGCTTTACATGCAGCTAAACTATAAGCCTGCAATAGAGATAGCTAACGAGATAGCTATTAACACCATGCTTGAAGAGAATCATTACGTTGACACTCGTAAGAGGGTGGACTACGATATTACTACATTAGGAATAGGCATGACCAAGCACACCTTCCAACAAGGTGATGGTATAAAGGTTGACTATGTTGACCCTGCAAATGTTGTTTACAGTTACACAGAGGACCCTTACTTCAAGGATATATTTTATTGGGGGGAGATAAAGACAGTACCAATTGGTGAGGTAATAAAGATTGACCCAACAGTAACAAACGACCAACTGTCTGAGATATCTAAGTACAGTCAAGCGTGGTATGACTACTACAATGTAGCTGCTATGTATGAGAACAGTATGTTTTCAAGAGATACATGTACACTGTTATACTTTAATTATAAGACTACCAATAGTTTTGTATACAAAAAGAAAAAGACTGCCGAGGGTACATACAAAACTGTAGAGAAGGATGACGAGTTCAACCCACCTCAAGAGATGATGGATGAGGGCGAGTTTGAAAAGGTAGAGAAAAGAATTGACGTTTGGTACGAAGGCGTTATGGTTATGGGTACAAACATTATCTTGAAGTGGGATATGATGGAGAACATGGTTCGTCCTAACTCAGCTAACCAATACGCTATGCCTAACTATGTGGCGTGTGCTCCAAGGATGTATAAGGGGGTGTTAGAGTCTTTAGTTAGAAGGATGATACCCTTTGCTGATTTAATACAGATAAGCCATTTAAAGATACAGCAGGTGGTTTCTAAGGTTGTTCCAGACGGGGTGTTTATAGATGCTGATGGACTGAATGAGGTTGACCTTGGTACAGGTGCGGCATACAACCCTGAAGATGCTTTAAGGTTATACTTCCAAACAGGTAGTGTTATTGGTAGGAGTTTTACTCAAGACGGAGAGTATAATAACGCAAAGGTTCCTATCACTCAGCTTACATCCAGCAGTGGACAGAGTAAGATGCAGATGCTTATAGGTAACTATAACCATTACCTTAATATGATAAGACAAGTTACGGGATTAAACGAGGCAAGAGATGCTTCTTCTCCAGATCCTAATTCTTTAGTGGGAGTACAAAAGTTAGCTGCTTTAAATTCAAATGTGGCTACAAGACACATATTAAACGCCAGCCTTTATATAACGAAGACGTTAGCGGAATGCTTATCTATTAGAACGGCAGATGTTTTGGAATATGCTGACTTTAGGGATGAGTTCGCTATGCAGATTGGTAAATACAATCTAAACATATTAGAGGAAATAAAAAACTTATACCTGCATGACTTTGGTATTTTTGTGGAGATGAGTCCTGACGAAGAGGAGAGGCAACAGCTTGAGCAGAACATACAGATGTCATTACAGAACGGTGGCATCGACTTGGAGGATGCTATTGATATAAGGACCATTAATAATTTAAAGATGGCTAACCAGCTTCTCAAGGTTAAGCGTAAGCAAACTAAGGCAGAGGTTCAGCAGCAACAGCAGCAGCAGCAAGAGATGCAGTCTCAGCAAGCACAACAGTTACAGCAACAAGCGGCTCAGGCTGCAATGCAGCAGACTCAAGCAGAGCTACAGGCTAAGATTCAGATTAAGCAAGCAGAGATAGCTTTCGAGATTGAGAAACAAAAGAATGAGGCCGATCTTAAGCGTCAGTTAATGCAGGTTGAGTTTGACATGAATATGCAGCTAAGAGGGATGGATCAATCACAGATTGATCAAAGGGAGACGCAAAGAGAAACAGCTAAATCAGATAGAATAAGCTTGGGTAATACTCAGCAGTCTAAAATGATTGAGCAAAGGAAAAGAAATTTACCTGCACAAAATTTCGAGTCCAATGAGGATAGTTTAGATGGCTTTGATTTGTCTGAATTTTCTCCAAGATAAACAGCTTAAAGGGTAATTAAAATAAGTATTAACTTTGTAAAAATTAAATTAAATGGAAGAGGGTAAGTTTATAGTAAAAGATGTTACTGGGGTTGAGAAATCAAAAGTAGAAATTGAAGAGCAACTGCTAAAGAAACATGATGAGAAGTTTGAACAGGAAGAGGCAATAGAGCCAGGGGCCTCTGCCGAATCAAGCATAAATGAGGATGACGTTCTTTCATATATGAATACCAAGTACGGAAGAGAGGCTAAATCAATGGATGAGTATACAGCACAAAAAGAAGAGGCTGAAGTTCTACCTGATGATGTTTCTGCATATTTTAATTACAAAAAAGACACTGGTCGTGGTATTGAGGATTTTGTGAGGTTACAAAAAAACTTTGATGACATGGGCAGTAAACAAATACTAACTGAATACTATACTTCTACAGAAGAAGGATTAGATAGTGAGGACATTAAGGATCTTATTGAAGATAAATTTTCTTACGATGAAGACTTTGATGACGCAAAGGATATTAAGAAGATTCAGTTAGCAGAAAAACGAGAACTTGTAAAAGCGAAGAAGTTTTTAAATGATCAAAAAGATAAGTATAAAGTTCCTCTTGAGTCAAGTGGGGATGGGCTTTCTAATGATGATAAAGAAAAGTTCAATAGCTATAAGAGTTATATAGATGAGTCTAACACTGCAAAGGAAGCACAGAAAAAAAGGTACGACTATTTTTTAGAAAAGACCGATGAGGTTTTTAACGATGAGTTCAAAGGTTTTGAGTTCAATGTCGGAGAAAAAAGTTTTACGTTTAAACCTGGTGATAACGAGGAGTTGAAAAGTAAACAATCTAACGTCAATAATTTCGTAAATAAATTTATGGATAAAGACTCAGGATTGATTAATGACGCTGAAGGTTATCATAGAGCTATATCTGTTGCTATGAACCTTGACAAATTTGCTGAATTCTTTTATAACCAAGGGATGACAGAGACTGTAGATAATGTTACTAAAAAATCAAAGAACATTAATATGGACGTGCGTCAGACCCCACAGAATTTCAGTAAGGATGGATTGAAGATTAGAACTGTTGGCGACTCAAGCAGTGGCAAAGGACTCAAAATTAGAAGTATTAAAAAAATATAAATTAAAAACCAAAAAAAATGAGTGTAATTACACCTCCAGGTTTTGACTTGCAACCAAGTGGTCAGCAAGTAGCCTTAGCAACAAACTACATTACCAACTTTGATTTCTTGAATCAGTATCTTCCAGATACATACGAGAAAGAATTTGAGCGTTATGGTAACAGAACAGTAGCATCATTCTTAAGAATGGTTGGTGCTGAAATGCCTTCTAACTCTGACCTTATCAAATGGGCTGAACAAGGAAGGTTACACACTAAGTACACAGGATGTGTAGCAACAGGATTTGCAGCAGGTGTTGCAATTGCAACATGGTTAATTCCAGTAGCACAAGTGAACCCAGGAGCACCAGCATCTACTGCACCAGCAAATGGATTTACAGCTATTAGAGTTGGTCAAACAATTATGATATCTGATGAGACAGCAGGCTCTGTATTAAGTAACAAAGCAATTGTAACAGCGGTAGCTGATGTAGCAGCGGGAGGTACTTATGCGGTTACTGTAGCATACTATGACCAAGGAGGTCAGACTATGGGAGCAGCTGCACCTTGTAGTATCTTTATTTACGGTTCTGAGTTCCGAAAAGGAACTGAAGGAATGGTTGGTTCTATCGAAGCTCAAGACTTTATCTTTCAAAACAATCCAATAATCATTAAGGATACTTACGAGGTAAGTGGTTCTGACATGGCACAGATTGGATGGGTTGAGATTCAAACTGAGAACGGTGGTACAGGATACCTATGGTACTTGAAGTCTGAGCACGAAACAAGACTTCGTTTTGAAGACTATCTTGAGACTGCAATGGTTGAATCAGTTCCTGCTACAGTTGGAGGAGTTGGATCAGGTGCGGCAACAGCTAACTTTATTGGTACTGAAGGGATCTTCTACGTTGTAAATAACAGAGGAAATGTATGGAGTGGTGGTAACCCAGTTGCTCTTGCAGGATTCGATAATGTTATCCAAAGATTAGACAAGCAAGGTGCTATTGAGGAAAATGTAATTTTCTGTAACAGAGAGTTTTCTTTCGATATAGATGATATGTTAGCAGCACAAAACTCTTACGGAGCAGGTGGTACTTCATACGGTCTATTTGACAATGACGAGGACATGGCCCTTAACTTAGGTTTCACAGGATTCAGAAGAGGTTATGACTTCTACAAGTCTGACTGGAAATACCTAAACGATCCTACTATGAGAGGTGGTTTAACAGGTGGAAAAATCAACGGACTTATGGTCCCTGCTGGTTCAACTACTGTGTATGACCAAATCTTAGGCAAGAACGCTAAGAGACCATTCTTACACGTTAGATATAGAGCTTCTGAAACTGAAGACAGACGTTACAAGACTTGGATCACTGGTTCTGCTGGTGGAGCAAGAACATCTTCTTTAGATGCAATGACGGTTAATTTCTTATCTGAAAGAGCTGTATGTACTTTAGGTGCAAACAACTTCTTCTTATTTAGAGACTAAATAACAATTAGGGGGAGGAGATTGCTCCTCCCCTTTTTTTAATTCCAATTAAATTATATTATGACAAAAAAAGTAAAAACTGCTGTTGCAAAACAGTACAGATTAAGAAGAGATGTAGCACCACTTTGCTTCATGTTGAGTTCAAACCACAACAAAAGATCTCCACTCCTTTATTTTGATGAAGACCAGGGGATTAATCGACCTCTTCGTTATGCAAGGAATCAGAAAAGTCCTTTTGAGGATGAGCAAGACGGTAATGCAATATTAGAGCCTGTCGTTTTTGAGGATGGGTTTTTAATGGTAGATAGATCTAATCAAGTTCTTCAAGAGTTTCTATCTTATCATCCTGGCAACGGAATGATATTTGAAGAGATAGACAACAAAAAAGATGCAGCTGAAGAGTTAGAGGTAGAAGAATTAATATTAGACGCTCAATTATTAGCAAGAGATTTAGATATTCAAATGTTAGAAACAGTGTCAAGGGTTCTGATAGGGCCTCATGCAGATAAATTAAGTACGGCAGAATTAAAAAGAGATATATTAGTTTACTCAAGAAACTATCCTGAAGAGTTTATTGATATGCTGAGTGACCCTGCGCTAAAGATGTATGATGACGTGGTTCAGATTTTATCTAATAACTTACTGTCATTAAGAAATAAAAACAGAGACGTTTATTTTAATTTACCAAAAAATAAAACTAAGATGTTGACCGTACCTTATGGTGAAGACCCTAAAGATATTGTCTCTTCTTACTTTCAAACAGATGAAGGGGTAGAAACATATAAGCTATTAATTAGTGCCATGAAGAAATAACTTCTTGCAACATACTACAAAAGGAACACTCTAATAAGGGTGTTTTTTTTTACCTATCTTTGCGCTTTATTAACTAATAAATTTTTATATTATGGAAAAATTCCTAAAAATTTTTGTCACTAACACTGACGAAACAGCAGGCTACAGATATGTTAGCTTGAATGATGTGTTACAAGTAGTACAAGCTTCTACTACTACAGTAACTGTAACTTACAGAAATGCTGTTGCAGCTGCAGACGTTTTAACAATTACTCATGGTGCTATTGCAGCTAACGCACACACTGTGAGAGACTGGTTTACTGACAGCATGGAGGTTGCTTATACACAGTCTTGGCAAAAATCAGCTATTAACGCTAATTCTCCGCTACCACTTGATGCGGCAGGTACTGCTCATATAACAATAACAGCTATTGCATTAGCATAATTAGTTTACTTTTGCATGAAAATAAGAGAGGTCTACTAAAAAAGTAGACCTCTTTTTTTTTGCTTATCTTTGTGAAAATGTTTATACAATATGGCGGCATCAATAAACGAGGTAAGGAATACAGTCTTAGCAATAGCAAATAAAAATAATTACGGGTACATATCTCCACAAGATTTTAACCTATATGCAAAGCAGGCTCAAATGGATATGTTTGAGGATTATTTTTACTCCTATAATAATTGGATTGTAAAGCAGAACGCAAGGTTATCAGGAATAGGGTACGCTGATATTTTGAAGGGATTGGTTGAGGTTATAGATAGCTTTTCTACTCAAGTTTTTTTGCCTCAAGTTTCTTCAAACATCTTCTCACTACCTAATGATTACTACCTAATAAATAAGTTGTTTTATTATTCAACGCCATTGTTTACAGGTACAACAACAGCGACAGGCGTAGGACAACTAATAGATGCGGCAGCCATAGGATGGAGTACCATACCAGCGTCTGCACCAACACCTCCAATAGGTAGTATAGTGGTTAACACGACCACTCTCACAGAGGCTTATATAACTGGTGTGGTTGACGGGACTACGGTCACGATAAGTAATGATATATTTACAGTAATAGGCGAGAGCTATGTTATATATGCAGACACTAAGATTAGAGAGGTAGAACGAGTAAGTCAAAACAAAATATTTCTACTAACTAACTCCATGCTTACTGCTCCTACTAAAACATACCCTGCGTATGTGCTGGATGGTAATAATGTTACGGTATACCCTTCTACTATAATTAACGCTGGTGCTATAAGGTCTCAGTATGTAAGGTATCCTCTTGACCCAAGATGGACTTACTTAAACTTAGGTTTAGGAGAACCACAATTCGATCCAACTCAACCTGACTTCCAAGAGTTTGAATTACCAAGTTCTGATGAGCCTACATTGATTGCAAAGATTTGTCAATACGTTGGTATAGAAATAAGGGAAGCAGACGTATATAATTTTGGAAGAACAGAAGAGGGAACTGAAACACAAGAAACAAGCTAAATATGTCATACATTACAGATTACCAATACTATGAGAATAGTCAGAATGTACCTACAGATGCAAACTGTGGGTCGTATCAATTTGTTAGCTTAGAGGATATCGTTAATAACTTCATGTTAATGTATCAGGGTAACAATGAGATTATAAATAACATCAACCGTTATCAAGTTTTGTTTCACGCAAAGAGAGGGATTCAAGAATTGAATTACGATGCGATGAAGGAAATAAAAATATTAGAGTTGCAGATTTGTGATCAGCTAAGGTTTGTGTTGCCTCAAGATTATGTGAATTGGGTAAGAATTTCTCAGCAAGAAAACGGTATGCTTTTCCCTATGACTGAAAACATTCAGACCAACTGGAGTAACGCTTACTTACAAGACAATGAGTGTAGAATATTGTTTGATGTTGACGGCAATGTATTGAAGCCTGATAATTCATTTTTTGATATACAACGATTAGGAGGGCAGCAAAGGAATACTTACTTAGGGACAGGTCCTTATAACGGACAGCAAGGATACTGCATGGATGGTAACTGGGCTTTTGATTATGCTGTAGGTGCTCGTTTTGGTTTGAATACAGAAACAGCTAATGTAAATCCTACATTTAGTATTAATAAAAAGGGTGGCGTAATAAACTTTAATTCGGGAATGTCGGGTAAATTTGTAGTGTTGGAGTATGTTTCTGATGGCTTAGAGTCTGGTGATGATTCAAGCGTAAGTGTAATAAATTATTTGAACAGTTTATATATGCCTATATAAAGTTCTCTATTTTAAATGGCAGGTACGGGGTTCAGGAGTATGTTATTAATAGGGCAAGAAAAGACAAGTCTTCGTTGCTACGAAATGCTAAGTTAAGATCAAGTAACATTCACCCTGGTAGACTATTGATGAATCTAAGAGGCCAAAACAAATTGATAAAGTAACATGGGAGATAGTCGCACAACTTTTATAGCAGGTAAGATGAACAAGAGCGTTGATGAACGCTTAGTTCCACCAGGAGAATATGTGGACGCTTTGAATGTGAGGTTAGGGTCTACAGAGACTACTGAGGTTGGTGCTGTAGAAAACTCTTTAGGAAATAGTCTTTTGACTAACTTACAGTTTGCTGGTGAAGACTTGATTGGAGATGTTAGATGCATAGGAGTATTTGAGGATGGGATTAATGAAACCTTATACTGGTTTGTTCATAATGAAAACAATCCCTACTCTTCAGATACAGGTGTTGTAGATTTAGTTGTATCTTATAACACTAACTCTGGTGTTTTAATTTACCACTGCATAAGCACATCTGTCTTAAACTTTAATTTCACTTACTTAATTACTGGGGTATCTAAAATAGAAGACCTGCTGTTTTTTACAGATGACTTAAATCCACCAAGGTGTATAAATGTGACAAGGGATTATGCTTACCCTGGTCCTGGCCAAATAGACAATAGATTTGTAGAAGAAGATGTTAGTGTAATAGTTAAGCCGCCAGGGTTTGAGGATAGACTGGTAGACGGAGGGGGTAACTACATTACTTCTATGCCTCTGTCTTCACCTCATGTAGAGTTAAGCCTAATTGAAGGAGGGGAGCAGAACTACATAGAGACAAGGTTTTTAACCTTTGCTTATAGGTATCGTTATGAGGACGGAGAGTATAGTGCCACTTCTTTATTTTCAACTCCAGCATTTGAGCCAGGTACTTTTGTGTTAAGTAATCAGAACTTTTGGAATGAGGGTATGGAGAATAGGTACAACAGATGTATGGTTACATTTTCTACTGGTTCTCGAAGGGTAAAAGAAATAGACTTACTGTACAAGGAGACTACATCCAATGTTATATATGTAGTAAATAGATTCAAGAAGGCTGACTTAGAGATTTCCGACAATGACTTCTTTACTTATGAATTTATTAACTCTGAAATATATACCACTTTAGGATCAGATGAGCTACTAAGACTTTACGATAACGTACCAAGAACAGCTAAGGCTCAAACTATTCAAGGCAATAGGTTGATGTACGGCAACTATGTAGACGGTTACAACATAACGAGAACTGCAGAGGGAGGAGTTATCCCTGTTGAGTATAGAGCAGAACCATTTAGCAGACTTATAGCTGGAGAATCATTTCCTATCCCAACAGTTTCTTCAGGGTCTTATACTATAGGCGGTGCGGTAAGTGAAGCAAACTCAGTTATAACATTTGATTTAGCGGCTATGCAGTCGGCAGGGAGTACAGTTATATCAGCTGGTACTTTAATAGATTTTGTTTTTCAGCTACAACAAACTACACCTACAGTGTGTACGGACACAGGTACAAGTGCTCAGTGTGTCAACACCTCCTTACAGTCCTCACCTTTTTATGTGAGCATGACATTTGTAGCGGCTGTAGATTATGCAGACGTGAACGCAATGCTTTCCTCTCAAGAGTTTAAAGATAGAATAGGATGTAGTGCAGACCAAGGTTTTTCTGGTGTTTCAGTAGTTCAAGAGCTTTACCCTTGTAATAATAGTGCGGATGGCGCAACACTAAGTGACCAATTTTATGCTGCAGCAGAAGACCCTATGATAGGGACCACACTACAATTAGTAGGTGGTGGTGTGATTAACACCGCATGTTCTGTATCCGCTTTAAACACTAACCCTTTTCCAACCCTCTGCGCTACATTACCTGTAACGGATGGGACTACAGATAACACTACGGTTACAGCGGGTCAGATGGAGGACACCTCTATTGATTTTGCTGCTGCAGGTGTTGTTGTAGGTGATATAGTAATTGACTCATTGACAGGGTTAAGTGCTGAGGTCACTGCCGTTCCAGGTGGTGGTGGGGCTAACACTTTAACGATAATAGATATAGACGGTGGGCTTGCTACTTTACAGGTGTCTGGCACATTGTTTCAGATTGTTACGGGTGCATCTTCTGTACCCCCATGCTCTCATGACGGTTTTGTTTACACAAGCTCTGGAACAACATTTAGCTTACAAGTTCCCGCAACTCAATGGTTTTCTGCAGACGGAACATCGAGTGGTAACTACGCTGTAGCATACAGGTACTATAATTTTATTGCGTTTAATTCTACGGCACGTTTTACGTTGTCTTCAGAGTCAGGCAGCTTACACTCTAACAGAGACTACGAGGTCGGTGTAATGTATATGGATGCGGAGGGTAGGTCTTCTACTGTAATTACAAGTAATGACTCCACCTTATACTTCCCGCCATCAACATCTGTTTTAAAGAACAAGATAAAAGTAACACTTGATAGTTTGCCACCTTACTGGGCGAGTAAGTACAAGTTTGTGGTTAAGCCAAGTCAGGGAACTTACCAAACTGTTTTCGCAACTACCTTTTACCAACCAGACGGAACTGGAAGTGGTTCAACAGGACTTCCTGTAGCAACAGAGAATGACCCATCTCAAGTATGGTTTAGGTTAGAGGGTCAGAATCAAAATATCCTTCAGGTAGGAGACGAGCTTACGGTAAAGCAGGACACTGAAGGTCCTGTTATAACGGAGCAAAAATCAGTGGTATTGGCTATTCAAGCATTCTCAGGTGGCGGTATAACATCTATATCTTTACCTGGATTATACATGCTGCTTAAGCCTTCATGATGGTCTATAGAAACTCCTGTCAATGTGTATTATTTTTATGGGACAAGATCAAGTACAGTTTTCGATCCATTCGATACTCCTTGCGTGTCAGCGTATCCTTTAAATGACAGCAACGGTGTTCCTTACACTATACCAGCGGGTTCAACTATTAGAATAAAGTGCTGGATATATAGAAATGGGGGTGGAGACTGCAGTAAAAGGATAGAGTTTGATAGAACATTTATATCTTCATCTGACTACTCAGACTTTAGGGCATGGGCGTTAGGGGACAACTTGTCAAGTCAAATGACCACAGGTAACTCCACAAACATTAACGGGGAAATGACCTTAAGTTTTAGTAATAATTTAGGGAGTATCTGTAATTCTGCTGTAATAGATTCAGGAGATGCTCAAGCAAACATTAATGTAAACTCAGCTGGAGGATTGTTTTTTAATTTAAACAGCGGAGGGTTAAGAGTTTGTCAAAATGCAGGTGGTGGTATACTGGATGATTTATCACAAACATTTGGTGTTGGAATTGGTGGAGGATATAATCTTCATAGCCCACATGTAAATTTAAGAATTGAAGTAACAAGGACTATTGGTGCGTTTGTCTTTGAAACAGAGCCACAGGAGGTGGACCCTAACTTGTTTTATGATGCGTCAGAGTTGTTAGACATTGAGCCTGAAACACCTGGTGGACAAAAGTACCATATGGCTAAAACGGATTTCATACCAACAAACTTACAGCCTAATAATTATGTTTTATCTGCAGGTTCACAAAATCAAACCTCTGGAGGGGACCCTCTTATAACGGTGTTAGATGATTACAACTGCTACACCTTTGGTAACGGTGTTGAAAGTTTTAGGATTCATGACAACCCTGCAGGAAAGACTTTTAATTTAGGGGAAAGAACAGTAGCCGTATCTAACCAAGACTTTCAAGAAGCTGATAGGTTTGCAGGTATTACATATAGTGGGGTTTATAGTAGCTCCTCTAACTCTAATAACTTAAATGAATTTAACTTAGGCTTAGTAAACTTCAAGGATTGCGAAACAAGTTTTGGACCTATTCAAATATTACACGCAAGGCAGACAGATATACTTACCCTACAAGAGGACAGGATGTCTTATGTGTTAGCAGACAAAGATATTATCAGTGACGCTGCTGGAGGTGGTGCTATTATAGCTGTGCCTAAAGTGTTAGGTAAACAAATAGCGAGGATAGAGGAGTTTGGGATTAGCTTTAATCCTGAGAGTTTTGTTTCTTGGGGTTCCGATATGTTTTTTACTGACACCAAAAGAGGTGCTGTAATTAACTTGCGTGGTTCAAATATGAAGTCTGATGCGATACAAGTTGTGTCCAAGTTAGGTATGAACTCTTGGTTTAGAGACACCTTTAACACTCAGCTCACTACTCAGAAGTTAGGTGGGTATGACCCGTACATGAACGAGTATGTTTTAGGAACCAACTTGCGTACCGTTCCTGTTTTGGAAAATAAAATTCCTTGCGGTCAAACCCTTACTCAGGTAGACAGCAATTCAATTGTTGAGTATGAAGTAGTTTTAGGGGCTATTGTAGGTCAGGTTAACATACCTTACTCAATAACACCTGGTGGCTCACTAAGTATAAGTGTAACATGGAATGGATCTGTAGTCGCATCGGTTGTTGATGCTACAGTAAGTGGGTTTCTTACATTTGCAAAAAGCTTAAACTCACAGCAAACTTGCTTTGTAACAATAACACCTGTAGCAGCAAGCTACTCTATAACTGTAGACTGTTTACCTAAAAATCCTATAACGGTGATACAGGTTGTTACTAACACAAACAACTATAACGGTGAGTTTATTCACACCTCATACAACTGGACTGACGGCTTTACTGTTAGCCCTTCAGCAGGATTTTCTTCTGCAGGGTTAACAGTACCACAGGCTTCAGAGTATCAGTCTAATGTAGGTAACAGGTCTCTTGGAGTGTTCCCTTATAATGGTGTAGACATAAAATTAAAAACGCAAAAGTACGGCATAGACACATTTGACTTTAACCCTGACATACATAAGTTTAGAATACTTTCTTCCAGCACCTTGTATGAGGACACAGAGGCAGACTTGAGTGCCTTGTTAACCGCTTCGTCATTAGTAGGCGGGGGTGTAATAACAAGTCCAGCACCTAATGAATACCAAGGGGTGGAGACAGGATTTTTTCTTTCTGACTTTAACCAATACCTATACTTGATATGGGACTTAAGATTAATCAGCTCTCAAATAGTTTGTTACTGTCAGACCACTGATGAGGCTAAAGAAATTTGTAATGATTTTGGGACTAGTAAGAAGGGAAAAGAAGAGATTATGAAATTAAGAAAACTAAATCTAAGGTTTTACTACCCGGAAAGCTTTCTACTTGTGACAAGAACACCCCGCCGGAGGATAGAGAAATATTTCTTGTAGAAGGGGAGTCTGCCGGTGGTACAGGTAAGAACGCAAGAAACAGTAAGTA